CATTGAAGAACGCTAATATGTTCAACTATGCTTTCGATGGTAAGGCTGATAGCGAGTTCTTCTTACCCGGTACTCCGATTAAAGTTGTAGCAACTCCCGGTCTGAATGGTGTAAATAAAATTTATGCTATCCGTTTGAGCAATATGTTCCTCGGAACAGACCTTCTCAACGAAGAAGAGCGTTTCGAACTTTTCTATGCAAAAGAGGCTGACCAAGTTCGTTTCGTAAGCGAGTTCAAGATGGGTGTTAACGTAGCCTTCTTGGATGAGATTGCTTCTTTCATTATCTAATTAAACGAGTGGGTAGCTTTAAGGGTTACCCACTCTTAACTAATAAAACTTAATAAAATGCCTTGTGCTTTAACCCAAGGGTACACACTCGATTGTAAGGATAGTTTAGGCGGTATTAAAGCGGTATGGTTAATCAATCACGCAAACGTGACTGCAATTACCGAGGCTTCTGGTATCGTTTCTGCTATTACTAAAGCAGCGAGTAAAGTATTCTACAAATATGAGCTGGTTAAGAATACAGGTGCCTTGACTGAAACTGTTACCGCTTCTGTTGAGAACGGAACTGTGTTTTATGCTCAAGAACTTTCTGTTGTTCTTAATAAACTCCAAGCAAATACTCGTAATGAGATATTGCTTCTTGCTCAAGCTACTCTGATGGCTGTTGTTCAAGATGCTAACGATAAATATTGGTTGTTAGGTCGCGTAGCAGGATTAGATGTAACAGGTGGAACTGCGGCTACGGGAACTGCTCAAGGAGACCGCAATGGATATACTTTAACTTTCACAGGTGGCGAGAAACAACTTGCTCCAGAAGTTGCAAGTGGTATCATCGCAGGTCTTACTTCATAATAGCTTTCGTGGTTCGTTATAGGTAGGTAGATTAGCCATCCCTTTGGGGGTGGCTTTTTCTTTATTGTAAAAATTCGAGATTTATCTATTTAGTAGTATGATATATTTAACAAAGGGTTCGACAAGTCAGATTATCCTTACTTTAAAGGAGAAGCAGACCTTATCAGCACCTAATTATTTGTTTTATTTTAAAGGTAGAGGTTCTAATAAAGAAGTTAAATTTGTTGTTTTAAACGCTTCCGATACTTCTGCCTATAAAGATAGGTTTAATCAATTTTCAATAGTTACAAATACTTATTTTAGTAATTATCAAGATAGCGAATGGGATTACAAAATTTACGAACAAACATCAACTTCTAATTTAAATCCTGCATTAGCTACCGGGTTAGTTGAAACAGGAATTATGCGATTAGATACAATTAATGGTGCAATGCAAGTGAATATTTACGGAGAGGATTACGATACTGATGCTGACCTGTTGTTGGTAGATAATGAAGATTTTAATGGATATATGGCAAACAATCCAAACAATGAATTTATAGTTCCACAAGACCCTAATAACGATTACATAGCAAACAACCCCAATAATGAATTTATAGTATTATGATGGATAATTTAGTCATATTAACATTTGCGGAAGCAAAGCAACCCGAATACAGGGAAAAAAAAGGAGTTGGGTATATTGAGTTTGGAGACAAAAACGATTACCCCAATTACCTTTTAAGCCTTTACAATAAGAGTGCGAAACATAACGCTATTGTAAAAGGTAAAGTCAATTACATAACCGGTAACGGATGGGCAGCAAAAGAAGATGATGTTAAAGCGGAAGAGTTTATTAACAATGCCAATCCTTACGAATCTTTGACTGATGTTACACGCAAAGTTTCTATTGATATAGAGGTTTTCGGTGGTGCTTATATGGAGATTGTTTGGAGTAAGATAGGCGGTCAAATCGCTTCTATTTGTCATATAGATTACACGAAAGTTCGTTCTAACAAAGACAATACTCAATATTGGATAAAAGATTGGAACGATAGAAAAGCCGAAGCAGAAGTTGTGTTAGGTTACAATACAGATTTAAGAGAAGGTAAGCAAATTCTTTACATTAAGGAATACAGACCGGGTTTAGATACTTACTCTTTACCGGGTTATCTAGGTGCGTTGAATTACATTGAAAGTGATGTAGAAGTTTCTAAACACGTGTTGGGTAATGCACAAACAGGGTTTTCTGCAAGTAAACTTATTACTTTACCCAATGGAGAACCGACACCGGATGAAAAGAGAAATATTGAAAGAAGGTTTACCGAAAGATTTAGCGGTTCTGATGGTAAGAAATTTATTCTTTCTTTCGTTCAAGATATAGCCAAGAAACCTGCGGTTGATGATTTAGGAGCGAGTGATTTAACTAAAGAAGATTTCGGAAGGGTAGATACAATGATTCAACAGAACATTTTTGCAGGTCATCAAATAACTACTCCTTCTTTGTTTGGTATTTTAGTTGAGGGTTCTTTGGGTACTCGTTCAGAGATTCGCGATGGCTACGAAGTATTTAAAAATACTTACGTAAACGATAAGCAGCAATATTTAGAAGGTATCTTTAATTCATTGGCTGAAATAAACGGAGTTACTACTGAAATTTACATTAAACCGGTAGAGCCGATTAACTTTGAGTTTAGTGAAGCAATCATTGCTCAATTTGCTCCTAAAGAGTGGATACTTGAGAAGATAGGTGTTGATATGACTAAATATCAAACTCCTGTTGAGCCTACGCAACAAGGGTTAATTAATGAGCATCTAAAAGGAATGAAAGGTCGGGAGTGGCAAAACTTCCAACGAATAATTCGTGAATACAACAAAGGAAAGATAAGCCGGAACCAAGCTATCCAAATGCTTAAAAGTGGGTATGGATTAGATGATGAAGCAATTAACACTTGGTTAGGGGATGATACTTACGAGCAAAGATTTGATGATATTGATTCCACGATAGAGTTATTTAGTCAATTTGGCGAAGCGGAAGAAGGTTTTAATGTAGTGGCTCGAAAGAAAGTATTTAAAGGCGATTTAGAGGCTCAAGAATTGGCTTTTAGAGATGAGGTGGTAGATGATACTATTGATAAGAAAATCCTTGATATAATCGCTAAAAACAAGCGTATCATACCTTCAGACATTGCCAAGGTTTTGGATATTAAAGAAGATGAAGTACAAAGTAGGATTAATAAATTAGTGGCTTTAGAGATTCTCGAATACGATGTAGATACTCAAGTCAGTAAGTTATTAAAGCCTTTGAATGAGATTTTAGATAAGCCTTTAAAGACAAGTTTTCTGGTTCGTTATGAATATTCTTGGGATTATTTGAGGACTACTCAAAAGGATAGGAATATGAATACTTCCAGACCTTTTTGTCAAAGGTTAATGAGTTTGAAAAAACTTTATACAAGGGGAGAAATAGAACAAATTAGTGCAAGATTAGGATATGATGTGTTTGCTCGTGCCGGTGGTTGGTGGACTTTACCCGATACGAAAATTCACTCCCCTAAATGTAGACATACTTGGAACGCAGTTGTAGTTGTTAAAAAATAAGAAATGAGTAGAAATATTTTATTTATATCGGTTAATACTATTAAAGAAAGAACAGGACTTCACAATAATGTGGATGAAAAGTTAGTTAATCCCGAAATCCTATCCGCACAAGATATGTATATCCTTCCGGCACTCGGAACTGCGTTATACAATCGTTTGCAAGATGGCATTCAAAATTCCGATTTAACGAATAATGAATCTACTTTATTAGATACTTACATAACACCGACTTTGGTTTATTATGTAATGAGTGAACTTCCTATGGGATTGAGTTATCAATTCTATAATAAAGGAATGGTTCGTAAGTCGGGAGAAGGGCAAGAGAATCCTTCGGCTGCGGAGATTATTGATGTAGCGGATAGATACAGGGCAAGAGCCGAGTTCTACAAACAAAGATTAGTTAAGTATTTAATTGATAGAAGCGGATATAATACTTTCCCAGAATATAACAATCCGGGTTCTACTTATGATACGATGGTTCCAGAAAGACAAGCCTATACTACTTCGATTTGGTTGGATGATTCCGATTGTTGTAGAGGCAAAAGTTTTGAGGAAAAATATCAAGGTAACATAAATCGTTGTTGTGGCGAATAAAACCTATTCTCTAAAAAACCAAAAAAAGCTACGGCTTTACTTACAAAAACAAGAAAATGGCACTGACCTTAAACCAAGTGGTAACACAGATAACAAATCTAGGGAACGCTCACAAGCAGATAAAAAGCGTTTACTTCGGTGACTTGTCTGATTACCTATCAAGGGGAACGGAGAATATTTATCCTTCGTTATTCTTTGATTTAACCGGTGGTAATGTAGGCGAAAGAAATGTTACTTTAAATTTCTCTTTATATTTCTTTGATAGAATGCTACCAGAGGACACTAACGAGACCGAGGTATTGAGTGACCAATTAGAAATCTGCCAAGATATTATTGCTCAATTAAGGTACAATAACTTTGATTTTGATGAAGGGTTAAGTGCTTCTTTGACTTTTTTTACTGAAGATACTCCAGATTTACTTGCAGGTGTAAGAGCGGATATCTCTATTGAACTACCTTATACGGCTAATAGATGCCAAGTTCCGAGTACATACCAATTTTAAAAAAATTTCTATTTATATTAAAAGCGAAAAATGGCTAATAAGAAAATATCGGAACTCCAAAGTAGAACCCCTGCGTTAAGTGATTTAATAATAGTGGGAGACCCTTCTTCGGGTTATTCGTATAAATGTACTGTAACTGCGTTAGCGACTATCATAGAAACTGATATCGCTGATGGTTTTGTAACTATTGGAACTACTCAAACGATAAGTGGAGCAAAGACCTTTAGTAATAATTTGACTTTAACAAGTGTTGCGAATACTCCTACTGACCCCGATAAATTTTTGACTTTAAACGCTTCTAATGTTGTTACTTATAGAACAGGGGCAGAGGTTTTATCGGATATTGGCGGACAGGCTTCTTTGAGTGGTACGGGATTAGTGAAATCTACTTCCGGTACAATTAGTTATATTACCGATAATTCATCGAATTGGAATACCGCCTATAATGATTCTATTGTTAGTGTTGCGATTTCTGGTACAACTACAAAGACATTGACTTTAACGCAACAAGATGGCGGTACTTTAACTGCTTCTTGGAGTGATTTGAATACTGATGCGGTTACGAGTGTATTCGGAAGAACCGGTGCGGTAGTGGCTACGGAAGGCGATTATTCTTTGAATTTATTGAGTGATGTTACTTTAACTTCTCCTTCTAATGGGCAAGTATTAAAATACAATGGTACTGCGTGGGTTAATGATACGGATGCGAATACAGGTACAGTTACGAGTGTTGGGTTATCTTCTGCAACAAGCGGAGTAACTATTGGCTCAACTCCTATCACTACGAGTGGAACAATTACTTTAGCGATTGCGACTGCGAGTGGTTCACAACAAGGTTTATTATCTTCTACGGATTGGACAACTTTTAATAATAAGCAAAATGCTATAACCTTAACTACATCGGGTTCAAGTGGTGCTGCTACTTTAGTAGGTTCTACTTTAAACATTCCTAACTATGGTTCTGCATTATCTGGTTATGTTCCTTATACAGGAGCGACACAAGCGGTTAATTTAGGTGCTTTTGATTTGTTAGTGCAAACATTAACAATCGGCAAAGGGAATAGCAGTTTATCAAATAACACGGCTTTAGGATATAGAACTTTATTCCATATTACTACGGGTAACTATAATACCGCAGTAGGTTACGAAGCAGCACATAACACAACAACGGGTCAGTATAATACGGCATTAGGACAATCTGCTTTGTTTACAAATACAACGGGTAGTCAAAATACTGCTTTAGGCTTAAACGCTTTATTAAGCAACACAACGGGTGGCAGTAACGTAGTTGTAGGTCTTGATGCTTTGCAGCACAACACAACGGGAAGCTCAAACACGGCTTTAGGTTACAATGCAGGCTCACACATCACGGGCGGTTCAACACCTAACACAACGGCTTCAAGTAGCGTTTATATTGGTAGAGATACTAAAGCTAAAGTAGATGGTGGCGCAAACGAAATTGTTATAGGTTATAACGCAGTTGGTAATGGTAGCAATACTGCAACATTTGGTAACACATCTACAACGGCTAACTACTTTACGGGTTCTATCAATGGTGGTTCTTTTGTTAAAACAGGTGGAACTTCTTCCCAATACTTAATGGCAGATGGCTCTACTTCTACTTTAACCAACCCTGTTACAGGCACAGGTACTACCAACTACATACCCAAGTTTACTTCTTCATCTGCAATAGGTAATAGTCAAATCTTTGACAATGGAACTAATGTTGGTATCGGTACTACTACACCTTCTTATAAATTAGATGTTTTTGATGCAGCAGGTACAAGTGTAGTAGTTGGAGCAACAGGAAAAATTTACATTTATGGTGATAATGTAGGGGGAACTGTTGGTACATTAACTTCAATACCATTAAGATTTTCTACTAATGGTACTGAAAAAATGCGTTTAGACGCCTCTGGTAATCTTGGATTAGGAGTAACACCAAGTGCGTGGGCGAGGGGTAAGGCATTAGAAATAGGAACTATTGGTAATTCAATTTGGGGAGATGTAAGTAATGAAATAACAACTATAACAAGCAATGCGTATTTAAATACAAGTGATTTAACTACTGGTTGGGCTTATGCAATTACGGCAGCATCAGCAAGGTATGATTTAATAGCAGGGGTTCACAAATGGTTCAACGCTCCATCAGGTACAGCAGGTAATGCCATCTCCTTTACACAAGCTATGACCTTATTTAGTACAGGTAATTTGGCTGTCGGGGGAACAAGTGATAATGGGT